AACTACGAGGGTAGCCAACAGGCCGAACCGTGGGTAAAATGGTTGAACGAAACTAAGCAGTTGGAAGCCGCCTACGAGAACGAGGTTTGGAACCCCAAGCCTAACTTCTCCTGCAGACAGTATTGTGCGGTGGTGAACTGCATACACAATGGGAAGAATCACTGATGCCGTACACTAAATCGCCACGCCCCTACAAGCATGAGTATCAGATGCAGAAGGCTCGGGGTGAGCACGATAATCGTATGGAACGGCAACGTGCGCGGCGTAAATTAGATAAAGACGGTAAAGATGCTAACGGGAACGGCAAAGCCGATGCTCGTGAAGGTAAAGATGTAGCCCACAAGAAAGCGTTAAGCAACGGCGGTTCAAACAAGCACGGGGTTTATGTAACTACCCCTGCAAAGAATCGTTCGTTCAAGCGTAATTCTCAGGGAAAACTCGTATCAGAAACAAGTAAAAAAGAACGTAAGAAGTAGTAAAATCAGTTTTACAGTAGTCGTAGTTTTTCGGGCGGAAAGTGAAAACATCACTTTCGGCCTATCGGCGTCTTTGTGGAGAGTGAATTGCAGATATTAAATAATAAGGTTCTGCTATTAAAAGTAAAAGAACCAAACAGAATTACCACGGTGATTCCAAAAAGCCGTGTTCTTGATAGTGGTGAAGTAGCAGTGAAGTGGGGGCTTGAAGAAGCGCAGGTGTTAAAGAACTTGCGTATTCGGAACGTACCCTCACCCATCATTGCGCATTACGACTGGCCCGGTCTGTATAAACCATTTGACCATCAAAAAACTACTTCAGAGTTTCTCACGTTGCATCGCCGTGCGTTCTGTTTTAACGAACAAGGTACAGGCAAGACAGGTAGCGTGATATGGGCGGCTGACTACTTGATGAAATTGGGAATGATTAAGCGTGTGCTAGTGCTATGCCCGTTATCAATCATGGAGTCTGCGTGGGTTAATGATTTATTCAGATTTGCTATGCATCGCACAGTACAGATCGCACACAGTTACTCACGAGACAAACGAATCAAAGCGGTGAAGTCTAACGCTGAGTTTGTAATATGTAACTTTGATGGTCTTGAGATTGTTAAGGATGCAGTCAATGAAAGTGATTTTGATTTAATCGTAGTTGACGAAGCAAACGCATACAAGACGGTAGCAACGAAGCGTTGGAAAACGCTGAACTCAATCATCAAACCTAGCACGTGGGTGTGGATGCTGACGGGAACCCCTGCGGCTCAAGCACCTACCGATGCATATGGACTTGCAAAGATAGTCAACCCATCAGGCGTGCCTCGATTTTTTGGTTCGTTTAAAGATCAGGTTATGCAAAAGATAACGCAATTTAAGTGGGTTCCTCGCCCCCGCGCAGAGGACATCATCCATCAAGTCTTACAACCTGCCATCCGATTTACAAAAGAAGAATGTCTTGATTTACCGGACATGACCTACGTAACCCGCAAAGTACCTCTGACCGCACAGCAAGAAAAGTATTACGAAACTATCCGTAAACATATGGTGGCAACAGCAGCAGGTGAGGAAATTACTACAGTAAATGCAGCAGCAAATCTTAACAAATTACTACAACTGTCAGGAGGCGCGGTTTATTCAGATAGTGGAGAAGTCATAGCCTTTGATGCATCCAACCGACTAGCCGCTCTAAAAGAAGTTATAGATGAAGCATCACACAAGGTGATTGTATTCGTGCCGTACCGTCATGCCATTCAGATCGTCCACGAAGAACTTATCAGGGACGGGTACACCTCAGAAATTATTAATGGTGCGGTGCCAGTCAACAGGCGCACGGAAATATTTAACCGATTCCAAACTGAGCCTGATCCCAAGGTGCTTGTCATTCAACCGCAGGCGGCATCTCATGGAGTTACTTTGCACGCCGCAAACGTGGTGGTGTATTGGTCGCCCGTCATGTCTGTAGAAACTTATTTACAGGCGAACGCACGTGTCCACCGCGCTGGTCAGCGTAACCCATGCACTGTAGTACATCTTCAGGGATCTCACGTTGAGAAAAGAATGTATGCAATGCTCGAAGCGAAAGTCGATATTCATACTAGAGTAGTAGACCTTTATAAAAATATTTTGGAAGAGGCTTGACAGAGTAAAAGATTGTGATTAGTATTATCAAACATAACTATATGGAGAGTGAAAATGGACGAAGTGTCTGCCGATAAATTAGTCAAGGCGTACATTAAAATCCGCGATAAACGCAAGCAATTAGCGGACGAGTACGAAGCCACGGACAAAGAGTTAGAAGAGTCGCAAGATTTAATTAGCGAAAGACTGCTCGACGTTTGCAAAACAATGGGTGCTGACGGATTCAAGACCGAGTTTGGTACGGTAACTCGCCGTGTCTCAAAAAGGTTTTGGACAAACGATTGGCACTCGTTTCACAAGTTTCTATTGGAACATCAAACGCCGGAGTTGTTGGAGAAGCGTATTGCGCAGACCAACATGGCTACGTTCCTTGAAGAAAACCCCGATTTGCTTCCACCGGGGCTAAATGTGGATAGCAAATACACAATCTCTATCAGGAGAAAAACATGAGCGAAGAGCAAGAGATTAAATTACGGTTGGAGGCGATGCGTATAGTTGTAGATTTTTACAAAAGAAGTAACTCTGATCTACAGGATTTAATAGGTGCGTCTAATGTTGTTTATAAATTTTTAAAAGGAGATTTACCAAATGAGTGACTTAGCATTATTGAATCAAAATCTACCTGCGCACTTGCGCGAAGTTGAGATAGACGAGACGACCAAAGCCCTTATGGGTGGCGGAGGTGGTGCCAAGCGTATTTCCATAGAAGGTGGCGTATGGCGTATGCTGGTTAACGGTAAAGAGATTGCACGTAATGAAGAGCGTGTGATGAATGTTGTTATCGTTGCCGCCGCACCAAAAGTATCTCGTACATTTTATGCAGGTGTATACAAGAAGGGTGTAGCATCTGCCCCCGATTGTTGGTCTGCCGATGGCGAAGTACCCGATGCAAAAGCAAAAGCACCACAGGCCAAGACCTGTAAAGACTGCTCTCAGAACATCAAGGGTTCCGGTCAGGGTGACAGCCGTGCGTGCCGTTTTTCTCAGCGTCTAGCGGTTGTGCTTGAGAACGACATCAATGGTGATGTATATCAACTCACCCTACCAAGCCAGTCAATCTTTGGCGAAGGTGAGCCGGGGAAATGGCCTTTACAAACATACGCCAAGATGATTGGAAGTAAGGGCGTACCCATCACGTCTGTTGTTACCGAGATGCGTTTTGACACTAACAGTGCCACTCCAAAATTGACTTTCAAACCAGTACGGTTCTTGGAGACTAACGAGTTTAATACCGCTTTGGGTAAGGGTAAAACCGGAGACGCAATTAAGGCAATTACCATGACGGTTGCTCAGGTTGATGGTGTAGACTCAGAAGTTCCCGCTCAGGTAACAGCAAAAGAAGAAACACCACAAGTGAAACCCGAAGCCGTAGAAGAGCCTACCAAACGTGCAAGCAAGAAGGAAGAAGCCCCTGCACCGAAGAAGGATCTCAACAAGATTCTTGAAGAGTGGGACGACTAACGGGAGGTTGCTATGTTACGTGGATACACCACCAAGTTCATCAAAGCCGTGAATGAAGCAGATCAAACTAAGTTAGGAGTACAACTTGGGCAGATCTGCATCAAGAACGACATTCCGGTTGTAGATGTGGCTGAGTTTTTAAAAGTTACACGTATGACGGTTTACCATTGGTTTAAAGGTAAAACAAACGTAATCAACAAGCACAAAGAAGTAGTTGAAAAATTGCTTACAAAATTGAATACGTAAACGGTTTAAGGAGGCTAGGGGGCACCCGAAAAGGGTAGTCCGCCGTCCTATCCCTGCCTACCTTATTTTAACGACGGCGCATTGATTGATGGCGGCTATGGTCTCAAAAACAGAATTTTTATCTCTCGTCTTACCTCCGACAGGACAATACTGTGTAGTGGGTTTAGGTACAGACAAGAAACCAAAGCAAGTCTTTGTAGAGTCTATTGATGAAGTAAGCGACTACGCAGATGCAATGGTGCACAAAGGCTACGATGCTTACTTTGCTCTAGCAAATTTCCAATCAGACGAAGGGCGTACAGTCGCCAATGCAAAAGAACTTAACTCGTTCTTTATAGATATAGATTGCGGGGCGAACAAAGCCTATGCCGATCAGACGGAAGGTATCGAAGCATTACAAAAGTTTTTGGCAAGCACCAACTTTACTAAGCCAACCGTAATTGTTAATTCAGGGCGCGGCTTGCACGCATACTGGGTGTTAGAACAACCCATATCACGTGAAGAGTGGAAGCCTATAGCCGAGCGATTTAAGGCACTGTGCCAAGAACACAAGTTTGAGGCTGACCCCGCAGTTACGGCAGACGTGGCACGCATCCTACGCGTACCGGAGACGCTGAACTTTAAAGACCCGGACAATCCTCTGCCTACCCAAGTATTAAAAGCAGGTAAGCGGGTTAGCCTTGGCGCGTTCTCTGAGAAGTTACCTGTGATAGATCTCCTCGACATCCCGGGTAAGAAGCCTTTTACACGTCAGATGGATCCGATGACCTTGGCATTGATGGGTAACTACCAATCTAAATTTAAAACAATCCTTATCAAATCAGTCAATGGAGAAGGCTGTGAGCAAATTGCCAACGCATTTAGGAATCAAGACGTACTCGAAGAACCTCTATGGAGAGCCGCTTTATCCATTGCAAACGCCTGCGTGGATGGAAGCGTGGGTATCCATAAAATCTCAGAACAACACCCTGAATACTCAGCAAATCGGACTATTAAAAAGGCTAATGAGACTAAGGGGCCGTACACCTGTGCCACCTTCAAAACGCTTAATCCATCAGCCTGCGAGGGGTGCACACTTAAAGTAACGTCTCCAATCCAAATTGGAAGAGAGATTGTTGAAGCCGCCGAAGAAGATAATGTAGTTACACAGGTGGAAGAAGTTACCAAGGAAGAGATAACCTATAACATCCCAACGTATCCGTTCCCATATTTCAGAGGCAAGGTAGGTGGAGTGTACCGCCGTGCTGATCCCAACAAAGAAGATGACAAAGACGAATTAATTTATCCATACGATGTGTATGTGGTGAAACGCATCCACGACCCTGATGATGGGGAGACGCTCCTGCTCCGGTTGCATTTACCCAAAGACGGTGTACGTGAATTTATAGTGCCGCTTACTTCTGCACTATCTAAAGAAAAGTTTATTAATGCAGTCGCACAACAGGGTATAGCCATACTGGGGAAAAGACAGGAACTACTTATGTCATACGTAACAAGATGGGTAGAAGAACTACAAGCAATGGGTAAATCAGAAATAGCCCGTAAGCAGTTTGGTTGGTTAGAAGATAACAGCGCATTCATCGTTGGAGACAGAGAGATTCGTGCCGATGGTCAAGTACTCTACAGCCCCCCAACTGTTGTGACACTACCTACCATACCCGCGTTTAAACCCAAAGGTGACTTCCATGTTTGGAAAGACATTATCAATGCCTACGGTAGACCGGGGATGGAGCAGCGTGCTTTTGCGTTCTTCATGGGTTTTGGTGGGCCTCTTATGAAGTTTGTAGGTGAAGGCTTTTTAGATGGATTTCTCCTTAATCTAGTTAGTCAACGTGGTGGGTCAGGCAAAACTACCCTGCTACACGCCATCAATTCAATCTACGGCAACCCCAAGCAGTTGATGCTATCTTATAAAGATACACATAACCATCGTATGCAACGGATGGGCACGATGCAGTCAATGACCCCTACGATTGACGAGTTAACTAACTTAGAAGTCAAGATCATGTCAAACCTTGTATATGACATAACTTCCGGCAAGGGCAAGAATCGCATGAGTGGTAAGGCTAACGTCGAGCGGATTAACCTCACGACTTGGCAAATACCGGTAGTTTCCTCATCTAACCGCCGCGTTAAAGACGCCCTGATGACCCTCAAATCCTTCCCCGATGCGGAACTGCTACGGATACTAGAGGACGAAATTTTGCCCGATACCCAAGATGATCCTACGTGGTCAAAATCTCATTTTGGGCGAATCATTAGCAACTACGGGCACGCTATAGACCCCTACATTAAGTATTTAGCAACTAACCTGCCCACGGTTATTGAACTACTGGGGCGCGTAAATAGGAAATTAGACCGCGCCGCGAACATCACGAACACCGAACGCTTTTGGTCAGCAGGTATTGCTATTGATATAACGGGGGGCATCATCGCTCGTAACTTAGGGCTGCATAACATCCCAATCGAACCCGTGTTTGACCATGCTGTAAACCTAGTTAACAACACCCGCAACAAGAATAACGAAGAATTTTCAAGCGTGGCTGATTACCTTGGCGGCTTCTTACAGCGTCACTATCAGGATATTTTGGTCATAAACGGCAAGACCCACAGCCGGACAGGGTTAGAGCAGGCACCGATCCGTGAACCCCGTGGCAAGGTGGTAGTCCGCTACGAACCGGATACAAAGATGCTGTTTGTAGTCAATAAAGAGTGGCGGGATGACTGTGCCAAAACCTTTATGGGCTACGAGGACACCCTGAATCCTTACCGCAAAAGCAAGGCTTTTATAGGTCTGAAGAAGAAACGGATGCTTGCAGGTACGGCAATGGGGGCATCTGATGGGGTTATGGCTTTGACATTTGATACATCGAAACTAGACTTTTTTGCTGAGGACGCGATTGTAAATGCAGATATTAAACCTGAAGGTGCAGGTACCTTGGGAGTCGATTGAACCCGGTATGTCGTTTTTTATACCCTGCCTAGATACCGATAACGCTGTTAAGCAACTTACGTGGGAGGCGGGCCGGTTCAGATATAAGATTATCTGTAAACAAGTTATTGAAGGAGATAGGTACGGGTTGCGTTGTTGGAGGGTTAAGTGATATTCTTGGGCCTCACTCTCCTATCCTCTCCTCGATAGGATTAACCCCCGGCTAACTGTCGGGGGTCTTTTTTACAGCCCTGCTATATTTTTGCGCATCGCCGGGATGTTGTAAAACTTAAGCAATTCGTTCTCAGTCCGGTCAATATCGTCAATTACCCTGCGTTTTTCTTCTCCACCCATAGACTTGTCACCTGCTACAAGTTTGCGCAGTGCACGAAAATCTTCCATCTGTTGATCAATCTCGTTGATCGTCTGCACGAGGGCGTATTTATTTAACTTCTCGTCAGTCAAATACGGCATTAACTCATCTACTCGACCATCGGCAATCATCCCATTAATGGTTGCGTTTACCTCGGTTACTTTAGTCCGTAAGTCGTAATACTGTTCTTTGTAGCCGCCCGGAATTTTGTCATACATAAACGTCTTGAATCCCGGCAGTTCATACATATGGCGATCAGGACGGTTAGTAAACGCCATGTTGGTCATGTCAAGCAACGTACCGCCTGCAATACCTGTATAACCCCGGAACACATACTCTAACTTCATTGGGGACAGCCCAGTGAGTTCACCAAACATCTTAGCCAACTCAGAGGTGTTAGCCGTAAATTGTTGCGATGCCTCACGCTGTTCTAAACCACGACCCACAATCGGAGTGTTCGTAAAGAATGATTGGTTAAGCGACACCTCAATCAAAGGCTTAATAAACTGCGGTGTTAAGTTCGGGCCTGTGATGGCATCAAACCCTGCCGTAGCAATAGCCTTGCGTAGTGCAGTCGCATCCTGTGGGCTTTCCGTGCCTTGACTAACAATATAGTTGTAAGCACGCTCTGGTAATACTTTAAACAGGAACCCAACTTCAGGGGCCACTGGAATCTTGATACCTGCACCGGGAACGATAAAGTTCTTGTCTTTCTCAAAGTCACGCAGACCTTCATACTCTTCGTCATCCCCAACCATCATGGCGTACACAGCAGACAACGCTGCAAGTTTTATACCTGTAGACCAAAAGAGTCTAGTAGCCACTGCACGTTCTTCAGATGCAATTCCTCGACCCGTCATGCTACGGTAGAACACCTCCATACCCTGAAGATAAGCGTTCATAAACGGAATGATTTGCCGGAACAGACCTACCATCCGATTAGCACCCTGTCGCTTAAAGTTAATAATCTCTTGGGCACGATAACGGGCAAGCAACACGTCACCTTCAGGAAACTGCTCAGATTTAGTCTCAGCCAGTGTGCGCTCAAAAACAGATTTGCGCAGTGCGGCATCTGAAGCGATAGAGAACGACTCCATAAAGTTAAGCGCTCTCTCCATCGTACTACGTTGCTTCAAACCAAACTCTTTCTCAATATCTTCTTTTACCCGACCCGGCATCAAGTCATACATACCCACAATGCCTAACTGCTCAAGACGTTTAGTAGTAGCGTCACCAAAATATGCGCCTTTAAACCCAGCCAACACACCTGCCGCAGTACGGAAAGGATTCTTCGTGCCTGACATAACTGTGGCTCGGTACGAATCTTGGAACAACTGACTGATAGCAAATTGTGGTGTGGCTGTCGTGGCTTTCCGCAAGAAGTTGGCAAATGATGCGAATGATTTAAGCAAAGGCATAGACAAACTCTCTACACCCTTAAATGCATACACATCAACTAAAGAATCTAATTCGTAGGACTCAGGCTTGCCGTCACGGTAAATATAAATAACTTTGTTGGGGTCAACGCCAGATTGCCCCTCTTGCACTCGACGAATACCAAGATTTAACTCATTAAACGTATCAACTAGATTTAGGGCGGCATGATTACGGATAGCGCTATTAGTCATCCAAAAAGACAGACCAACCATATTGTCAAAAACGTTGTTGATTTCGTCCTCACTACCTTTTAATTTACCCATCTGCCCAAGGTTCGTTAGACCCTTGAAATATCCTTTGGGGCTAGTCTGTGCGGACTCTTCGTACTCTTTAATACGGTTCCAAGGTACGTAGTCAATAGCATCTTTCCAAACCTGAGCCTGTTCTTTGCTTAACCTATCACCCTCTACCATCGCGTCAATCAAGCCATTCTTAAACCCTGTGTACTCTCGGAACGCCGAATCTAGTTCAGGAAAGTCTTTAAATGCCTGCAAGCCAGCGTCAATCTTGTCTTGGCTTGGTAGGTTAAATACATCTTTATTGGGGTGATTCTTTAAAGCGTTAGCACGACGGGCAATGAAAGCATCGTTGGCTAGTTTGAACGCAAGTTCTTGATTGCCTAATCTATCGCCCAATTTACGCACCGTATTCATGGCGCCTTCTAAACTGTTCGGGCCTTTCTTAACATCCCAACCGATATTCTTATCTAAAAACAACGTGCCTTGTTTCATAGCGGCAACCGTCATGGTGTCCGAATGTTCAGCAGCGGTCATAAATACGTCAGGGCGGACTTTACCTAAAGCATTACGTATTTTGCCGCCAAAGGCATCGGTTAGTTTGCGTTGTACAGAATAACCTTTATAAAAAACTTGGGTTCCAATTTTATCAATCTGGTCTTGCCGATAGGATGGATCAAAGAATAAGGCACCAACTTTCTCAACCGTAGATTTTTCAGGAACTTTGGGTTTCTCGTTAGACATACCCTTCATCTTGTCTACAGCCTGTTGTGCTCTCTGCCCTTCGGCAGTCAGAGTTGGTGCAGCCCCACGACGGAATAAGATGTTTGAAGAAGTTGGGCTGTATGTACCAATATTGCCTATAGCAGACTTAATTTGGTTGGGTTCGAAAGCCACCCAATGCCTACTCCCAATTCCGTCTTGATACCCATCATACCCACCAGCCTTGATAATTCTTTGGAACGCTGCGCCGTCATTTCCAATCGCATTAATAAGAGGCATACCGGTACTATCGAGATAGTACATTTTACTTTCAGCATATTCTTTTGCGCGTTCATCACTCAAATGCTTATTAGCCCCAATCATTTCTTTAAAGTATTGTTCACGCATCGCCTTAGTGACTTTACTTTTTCTGGGGACATACGGGTTCTTAATGCTTAAGAAAGTTGGTATAACCTCTGCACCTTCTTCAGTCCCAGCATAATCGTTTGCATCTTGCGTTGATGTAGTAAAGTAGTAGCCATCAATGTTTCCCGCTCTATTTTTACTTTCGAATGGTTTAAATTCATACCCTTCAAAATACGGGGTTCCGTGGTACGCCATCAATGGCTTGCCTTCGGCGTCAACAACTTTGCTGTTACCAAACCAATTCTTAAATTCTTTAGATTCTGTATTTCTTGGGGTTACTTCTTCACCCCTAAAAATCCCAGCCTTCGGCCTAGCCACGCCTTCACCGCGTGTGCCCTTACCTTCCACCACATAGTCAGAGAAACTATTCAGCAAGTCCTGCACATCCCGGTCATTGAAAGTGCTAACACCAAAGGCACGCATGACACGGCGCAAGATGTTCTTAAGTTGCTGGACGGCTTTACCCATCATGGTGTCAGCCGGAACTTTCTCTTCAATCGCCTCAGCCAGTACCTCTTCGATAGCCGTGTCTTTGTCTAACTTTTGTTTAATCTTGATGTCAGCCTTGGCACGGACTTGATCGTTGGTGCGGTATAGGTCATTTAGAACCTTGGAATACGTACCACCCAAGACAGACCGCAAGCCATAGTGTCCAATAGCCTCATGCGCTACTGTAATAGTTATGTCGTTATAGCCCACCAAGTTATCAGCAACGAGGTAAACCGTTTCAGTACGAGGATCAAATGCACCCTTGGGGTTAACCTTAGCGTCACGGATCTCGTTCTGCATATAGTCGGGCAGTTCAGTAATAGACTGCACAACCTCGGTCTTGGGGGCATTAGCCCAGCCAGCCATCAACTTACGAACCTGCTTCTCTACCATTTCCCGTGAGTTGCCTTTTACACCCTTCGGGGCAGTCCGGTATTTCAGATAGCGTTTGGCGGCTTTCTCACCTTGCTTGGCTTTGAACCGATATTGCTTAACCTTATCCTGTAACTTCTGCTGCAACTCTGGCGATAAGGCTTTCTGTGCGGCCCTATTAACACGGTTTAACTTGGTCTCAAAGGCAATCTCGCCAGCCATCCGGTCAATTGCGGCGTCAATCGAACCTGTATTCTTAAAGTACTCACCAAAGGCGGCGTTGGCTTCGTCTATAGTTTTCTGTCTTAATGGACGTTGCTCAGTTGTTTCTCCAGTAGCAGGTGATCCAGCGTCAGTGACAGTATCTTCCACTCCCTCTCCGACAGTTGGTTCAGCGGCTCCGGCAGGGGCCAATTCTCCTCCGGGTACTCCAGCGCTAGGAACGCCAGACTCATCTGCTCCGGGGACAGTTTCGCGATCAACTCCGACATCTTGCTCTCCTCTGAAACCCATCTTGTTCAAGAAGTCTTCTACCTTCTGAGCAACTTTAGGGCTTCGATTAGGGTCACTACCAAACGCATCAAGCGCCTCTTTAACTGTAGCCGCTTGCTCGGGGTCAGTTAAGTCCTTACCTAAAATCTTTTCTCTTAGTTCCTTGTTAGATGGGGCTATGCCCATATCTTTAAAGTCTTGTTCCGTGATGGGACGACCTTCGGCAACTGGTATCGCTTCTTCTGCAACCTCTTCTTCGACAGCCCCGGTGCGTAATGCCCCCGGCGTTGGCTCGCCTTTTTTCTTTCCCTTGGTCGCAAACAACTCTTGCTGCTGTGCTGCGGCACCAAATCCCTGCAACGCCACGCTCTCAATACCAGACTTAGTAGATTCGCTTAGGTTAGGGTTAGCCCTTACGCGATTGAGAATTTGCCCGACAGCAACTTGATCTTCTGGGTCAGTTAGATCTTTACCCTCAAGTTCTTTATAGAAAGAAGAACGCTTACTTAAACCGGTCTGGTCTAAAACGTCAGACGTAAGCACTGTGGGAAACTGCGCTTCGGGGACAGGCCCAGCAAACTCACCCCCGGGTATAAACCCAGTCTCCTGAATACCAGCCTCACGGATAGCCATCTGAGTCGGTGCTTGAGTCCTAATCTGTTCTTCAAGCGTGGTTGGCTCAGTGCCTTTAATACGGGCCAAGTCTTGCTCAATCTGTTGGATGTCGGCTGCACGTAACTCTTCAATCCGTGCCTGAACGTCAGGGGTCTGTTCCCCACCCAACAACGATGCCATCTCTCTTGCCCGGTCTACAGGTGTCATCTGAAACGCATCAACAGCGGCGGCAGGGGGAGTAACAGCAGCCTCAGCAGGGGTGGCAGGAGCCGCAGGCCCACGAGCACGACGACCAATAGCCAAGTCAAGTAAGCCCTGAACAATTGCACCCGTAGCACCACCGTAGGCGGCTTGCTCTCCAAGACCTTCGATTAGTTCTTGCTCGGGTTTATAGATGCCCTTGGCAATTAAGTTTTGAGCAAAACCGGAGGCGGCTTCCTGTGCGGCTTCTTCACCACCAGCAGCAAGAGCACGTTTTACATACGCAACCCCACCACCCACGATGTCATCACCAAGACGACCCAAGATGCGTAGTGGAGCAAAGGCTTCAGCCGCACCGGGGATAACACCAAACCCAGTAGCCGCAGCCCGTTGTTCTGCCGTAGCCCCTTCTGCTTCAGCCCGTGTCCTAGCCTCACCTGCACCAGCCGCCGTACCAAGACCGACTGCACCAACTCGCCCAGCCAAACCAAATGGGCCAGCAGCAAGGAACGGAACAGTTGAGCCAACGGCTTCACCCAGTTTACGACCAACAGTCTCTTCGTATCCGGGGGCGGCTTCAAAAGGTTTTTTAGCGGCAGTGGCTAATTCTTTAATTTTTTCTCGGGTTGGTGCCTCGTATTCTTCAGGCAATAAAGCAGCCGCACCAGCACCAGCCGTTTCAAGCAACCCAACCGCACCGGGGACTAGACCTTTAA